GCCTGTTCTGAAATCTTTTTTAGATCCCAAGTATTACAGAATTTCATTAATCTAATACCGACTTGTGTAACATCCTTATTTGCAGAGACGGCCTCTGCAATAGTTGTGGCAATAATTTCTTTAATATGGTCTGGTTGATGAGATAAGTCGATCAATCTGCGATTACGCTCGTAATCTTCTAATACACGATGCTCTACACCTTCGTGGTCAGTCCATCTCTGAAGCATGAGATTGTTCCACGCAAATCCTTTGCTTTTACGATCTTCGAACGCTTCTGTAAGACCCACTTTGTTTTTTGTGCCTTTAGTACGCACACCTGGATACGCTGAGAAGACATTATCACTGGTATCACCACGCATACATTTTTCAAACAAGAGCCATTCTGGGTTGGGCGCCGCTTTTGGTTCTTTAGTTTTTTTGTCAATAATTGATTTGCCTTTGTCATCAAAGAATCCTTCGTGTGTAATAGTTGTTTCCATTACACCGTTATATTGTTTCACATTGGGCGCAATTAACTGTGCAAAATCACTGTCTGTTGAAATGATCACGTGTTGATCCTGCGGATGACTTTGGATCCAGCCTGCAATAAGATCATCTGCTTCTAGTTGCGGATGTTGCATAACTGTGCAGTTAGTCTTATCTTTGATAAACTCTTTAAAGGTATCAAATGCTTCCCAAAACAGTTTATCTTCTTCTTGCTCACGTTCGTTCAAGGCAGCACGGGTTTCTTGACGATTACGCTTATACGGAGCATAATAGTCTTTTCGCCAGCTGCGACCTTCTAAACAGAAGATAACGTGATGACCTTGGAATTGTTGCCACGCTTTACGGATTGAATTTAAAGTAATATGAAAAGCCATACCGAGTTTAATATCAGCATCGCCGTTGATTACGTGTCGTGCGCGAAAAAAAGTATTCGCAGTATCAACTAAAATATAAGCCATTAATTGTTCTTCTTTACGCTCTGTATGTCTATAACACCTGTATTAACAGGACCGCCGTAGTCGCCATCGACAACCACGTTTGCACAAAGTTCACGGAACCAACGATCTACGATTTCCTCGTCATTATCGCCATCGGCACCATATCCTTCTTGCTTTAATTTTAACACAAAATGCTCGTTCCAGTCAAGCTCAAAAAAACCGTTGCGAATGTTATCTTGGTTAACGTGTGTATTTAGTACCCCCACCCACGGTTCTTTTTTACGATTAGCACGTTCTTTTGGACTCAGTTTAGCCAATTCTTCAGCTTCCTTGGCCTTTTCTGCAGCCTCTGCAGCCTTTTCGGCAATTTCTTTAGATGCTTCAGCAGCCTTTACAGCAGCCTCTGCTTCTGCTTTGATTTTATCAATACCTAGTAATTTTTCAATAAATTTGTTCATTAATTTTTACCCCATTGCACCTTAAGCCAAATTCTTTCCATTATATAATGTACCGCTGTTAGAATAATATGAATAAGAACAGCATCGCTTAACCCTGTCCAAATTGCAGTAATCAATAACGCAATAATTCTATAACTTACTGTCCGTACTACTGTTCTTGTTTTGGTCTCCATCAGGTTCCCCACTCGTTCTTGAAGAGAGGCACTTGTAGTCGATCACTGTACCGCCATCCTTTTCGCATTGCCATTTCTGCCACGTTACGATTGTTAAGGGTATACACGCTGTCAACTCCACCAACAGGCATAATATAAACAGGGCCCGTAAAACCTGCCTCGCGATATTCCTTAACAGCTCGTTCTGCATCTTTCAAATCCTCCTCAGAGGCTACTACAAATTTTAAGTATACATAACCCCAGTTTTGATAATCACAAACTATTTCTGGACGAATAGCATCTTCCCACTTTTCTCCAGAGCAAGGTAATTTAGCACTAACACTAAATGTAATTTCTTTGTTGTAATCTGGATGAGGCATTGTCCATTCTAACAAATAATCTTTAAAACTTTCTGACAGTTCTTGGGTGCCGTTTGTTTCAAAGGTAATTTCTTTTAGACCTGTCATCTTGGGATGACGCAACAAGTCTGGATAGGCACGTTGCCAACCTAGCAAAGGTTCACCACCTGTGATAACTAGGTGTTCGTCCTGCCATTCGTTGTGTGGAAGAATTTCCATAATGCGTTCAGCAATAGCATCGCTAGTTAGCATTGGACTTAGGTCTTTAAACTCTGGATGCCAACTAGCATAGCTATCACAACCTGTAGATACCAACGGCAATGCTTCGTATTTTTCGTAAGGAGATCTCTTGTGTTGAATAACAATATCATCTGCCTCTGTGCTTAGTTCACCTCTAGGCATACCAAACCCGGCACACTTGAAGTTGCAACCAAATATACGTAAGAAAACAGAAGGCACACCCATATAGCGGCCTTCACCTTGAATGCTGTAAAACAGCTCTGCGATTTTAATTTTACTCATTGTTTATTATACCTTTTTTTACAAAATTTGTCAAGTCTTCTTTGATCAAACTCCAAGTGCCATCTTCGTTATCGATCCAAATTAAATTATCGCCTTCTTTCCAACCTGCTTCTTTTAATAGGTCTGGAGGAAATGGTAATATACAATCTCCTGTTTCAGGATCTTCTTCAACATTAAGGGTCCAACTTTTAGATTCTATTTTTTTCGTCATTTTCTTTCTTCCAATGCTCGTAGTGTAATTTTCTACACTCTTCTTTAACTTTATTGGGAATATCCGGATGCCATTCTGCCATTCCGCAATCGTATATTCTTGTTTGAGGTTGCTTAGAACCTACTAAAATTAAAATAAAAAATATAGCAAAAATTGAAACTACAACAAGAATGTTTTTCATATGTATTCACTTACTAGTATCTTGCACATAAGTCCATCGTGTTCATTATGAAAATGAAATTTCATACATTCTGTACTAACTTCAGTTCTATATCTATCTCCTGGCAATCCAAATTTTTCTACAATAGTTGCAGTTACATTATTCCAAAATGGCATATTATTTGTTTTTTCGTTCCACGGAACATTAATGGTTACCATTTACGATAGTTTCCTTTTTCTGGAATAACGTGACGAACACCTCCTGTGGGGTCTTCCATATCACCTTTACGTCTTGGAATAAGATGAACGTGTGGCCAAGGAACTGTTTGTCCAGCAGCTGGGCCGTAATTCATACCTATGTTAAATCCGTCCCATTCGCCTTGTTGTACTCTCTTAATACCGTCTCTAACTGCATCTTCAAAACAATCCATTAGAACAGCAACGGTATTATATTTAGGTACAAATAAAAGATGACCCTCTGTTACCGGATAGATATCACGAAATACTTTTACGTGATAATCTTCTTCTATAAGTTCTGTCCACGGCGCTTTAGAATCTTCGATAAAACTAGGCTCGGCGGGAAATATTTTGTTTATATCGGTCATTTTTCTATAAGTTCCTTTATTATATTATATACAATTTTATTACCGTTGTCAGTATAATGATTTGTGTAACCTCTTTCTTTGCTCCAAAGAGTTGAAAAATCTGTATGATATTTTTCTATGGCTAATTCGGCAGCAATCTCTAAATGCGAAATACTAATATATTTTGTTTTTATTAAATTGTTTATTTTGTCTCGAATTAAATTATAGATATCAATTTGATATTCGTCGTCGTAGTGATATCTAAAAAATAGTTTAGCTGACAATAGATTAAAGTTAAAAGGATTAAAATGATTTTCGATATCGTGATATATTAAGTCACAATTTTTTCTAAATCCTGATTTTTGTATAGGATGATTTTTTGTATGAACCCTGCTAGGACTTGTATGACTGACTATCACAACATCAAATGATGTCGTGTTTACACTTTCTATTTGTTTTAGAATTTTGTATTCGCTTATTCCAGGTTCTGATAAATTAGTAACATCGTAATCTTTAGCCAACAGATTAACCCAGCCTGTGTTTGAATCAGGCCAAACTGCTGAAAAACTATCTCCAGCAATTAATATTTTTTTAAACTGGTTAACCATGGAATATAATGTTTGGCAACTAATTCGTGATAGCTAGTATTGTAGTGTTCTTTATCTTCAATAAGAAAATTTTCGTGATTAAACCCTAATTGCTTTGTAAATGATTGAACTGTTTTAGAAGCAATTCTAGTATTTTTAAGTTTTCCGTAATAGTCAAACTGCGTTGGAAATTTTAATCTATCTGTAAAATTAAACAGATGTAAAGGCACTCCGTGGTCTGCGCAGATATTATCCCAGGTGTAAACACAATTTAAAAATTCTCTTTTTTCTACATAGGTATTAAGTTCGAAAAACAATTTAACCTGCATATATGTATGTTTTCGAAGATCCGGAACAATTAATCCATCAGTAGCACTAAATTCAACACCCGGATAATTTCCGTAATCGTCGTAAGTTGACTTGTTTAATAGCTGCATTGATTTTTCTCTAACAATTGCATCCATATATCTATGAATATTTTCATCGTCTGAATCGCACTTGAAAGTGAAATAATCAGATGGAATACAATCTTCTTTAGAAATATCGTCGTATGCTATAATGAATCTATTAAATGATGCTAGACAAATAAAGACCTCATCAATGTCATCGTACAAATTAAACATCGATATAAGCCAATCGGTATATAATCTGTTTGATGCACCAGACATAGCATAAACAATGACTGGCTTATTGTTTAATTTACTGTAAATTTCTGCATAGTTGTTATCGTTCCATTGACTAAAACTGCCTACGCCTTTACTGTTCAAAACTGAAGTGTAGCCCATTGTGTGACTATCTCCAATGAATAAAGTTCTACCCATCAATATCCCTTATTTTCTTTTGGTAGAGAATCTTCGCGAATAACAAATTCTCTCCCACCTAGGCTACCAACAAACGCTCTAGTATTCTCTTTATATACCATTTTAATTTTTAAAGTTTGAAAAGCAACTTCTAAAAATGCTTTAGGTTTGTAACCTAAAACGTGCATATCAAAATCTTTACCTGCATCTGTGCAATGTACCTTAACCTGTGCGTCGATCATTTTGCCCACCAATCTTCGTAAGGAAATTCTATCCAAACATCGTTTTCTGCCTTATTGACCTCAAATCCAACATAGTCCATTTTAACATTACACCCGCTGGCAAGATTATCTACAATTACAGCAAAGCGTACACTATTGTTCCAAATCATATCCCAACGCTCATCGTGAGGAAAGCAACTGCTACGCCAATCGTCCATAATCCAATTAAGTGTAGCACCGCTATCGTTAATATCGTCTACAATAAGAATCTGTTTACCTGCAAATGCATCATCAGCCATCCATAGATTGCTTTCACTTGCTGTATGATCACGTAGGCTTACATTGAGTGAGTGCATTGGCACATCTAACCAATGACTAATCATAACAGCAGGGAGCAAACCTCCCCGTGTAAGTCCTACAATGTAATCAGGTCGCCAAGTACCAAAGCTACGGCAAATTTTACTAACGTTTACTGTAAATTCATTAAAATTAATTATGTGCTTGTTCATATCGTGTTTTTAAATATTGTTCGTGTTGTACCCATTTACCGTTAACATCAAATCCCCATTCACGTTGTTTAGGGCCTGGCATAAAGATTGTCCAACATTCTACGCCCGGTTCTAATTCTACACGATGAAAACTTTTTGCCTTACAAATTCTAAAGTGTCCAGGTCTTCTCCAAAAGCGACCTTCTGGAGTAGTTTCCCAATAACCACCTTTTAGAATAAGTGTGGCATAAGGCCAGGGATGATCGTGAAGATCATCTGGATCACCTTTTAAAAACTTGTGTAGGAAAATGTTAAATGGAAAACGGTCTCTATCTTTTAGAAATAGATAGTAGCGTTCTAAATATGGTTCGTCAGCTTCACGATCCATAACAATACGTTTACGACCCATACGTTCTAAG